TTTATCGGTGCTGTAGCCGAAGAAGGTGTGAGTTTCGGTAAGCATGAACCAATGCCAGATGTTCAAGAAGATGAGATGGGTGCTAGTGATGCATTAGATGCTGCAGTTGATGATCTTGACAACGGTGAATTAGATGGAAGTGCTGATGCAAGTGATTTAGGTAAATTATCTAAAAAAGATAAAAAGAAAGCATTCAATAAAGTTGAAAAGATGGCAGAAGATGGGATTCCTGATGTTGCTGATCTTGATAATGATGGTGAAATCTCTGGATATGAAGAAAAAAGACATAATGCAATTCAAAGCAATATGGATGAAGATGAAAGTGGTGATGCTTTAACTAGAGCAATTCAAGCTGCAATTGAAATAGCTGAAAGAGATGGTGATAAAGAAAGAGCTGAAAGGTTAAGACAACAATTGCCACATGCATCAGTTGATGTTGCTGAGAAAAAAGAAGTTGGATTTGCTAAAATGGGTGAACCAATGGGTGGTGGAATGAGAAAACCACAAGGTTCTCAAATAACTTATGAAGATATTGATCCTAATGAAATTCCTGATCCAGATTCAGATTTTACTGATAATATAAATGTTGACTTTAGTAAAAAGGATAGCAAAAGTATGGAGTATGATCCAAAATCGGAGTTAGGTAGAAAACAAGATTCTCAAGATTGGGACAAGCATAACGATATTATGTATAAAGATAGTCGTATTGACCGTCATGACCCAATGGGTGGAAGTGATGATTTTGAACGAAAATATGCTAAAAATGTAAAAGATCAACAAAGTGGTGTTGTTCATAGTAACTCTGTCGGTACACATTTACCTAATCAATATTCACAAATGAATGAATCTGAAAATAAAATCAGAAAATATGTTCAGAACAAACTTGCTGAGATGGCTGGTAAAAAGAAACCATCTATTAATGAAAGTAAATCAACTAAACTAAAGGCTTTAGATAAAATGATCGAAGAACAATACGGTCTGTACAATAAGAAAGTCAAAAAGTAATACATGAGTAAATCAGATGATTTAAAACTCGTATATGTTCTCAAAATTGGATATAATTCAATGGGTGAGGGCTTATACGAGTTTATTTTTGCTAAAGATATTGCCCCTATTATAGCAGAGGATAACATTAAAGATTCATTGTGGGATGAAGTTCCTGCATCGTCTAAAGATAATGCACTTGTTCCTACTGATGATATGATTGATGCTATATATTCATTAAAAACAAAAGAATTTGACTTATGGTGTTTACATGAATCAAATGACAGATCATACCTTGATGGTGTATATACTATTCATTGTTTAGCATATGAACAAGAAATACAGGCTGATTATGAATTTGATGATTATGAAGCCATGTTTGATGGTGAAGAAGAAGAGGACACACCAATACTAGTATTTCACTTTGGAATGACATATCAGGACGTATCAGATTTACTGTACGCACGTGATATTATCCTAGAAAAAACATCTTTTATTAAAGCTTAAGTATATATTTCATCATTCAAGTATTTATTATTATGAAATACTATAAATAATGAGTGAAATATTAGAACAAAATGATGATAGTAAATTATCATATGAAGATAAACTAGAAATAGAAAAGGAACAGCGAAGAGAATTAATTAAAAAACTTCGTGAAGAGCAAACTTCATATGAATCTATTATTGTAACCGAAGACGGTGACGTAAAAACTGCAAGTCAGTTAAATTACGAAGAACAACTAGTTGAGATTAGAAGATGTGCTTTTGATCCAGTTTATTTTATTGAGACATATCTTACAGTATTCGATCAAATGCAAGGTGACGGTGGTAAAATCGTACCATTTAAAATGTTTCCCTTCCAGAAAAAACTAGTAACTGAATACCAAAAACATAGATTTAACATTGCCAACAAATACAGACAGGCTGGTATATCAACCACAACCTGTGCCTATCTAGCTTGGTATCTAATGTTTAACGAAGATCGTTCAATTGCGATTGTAGCAAACAAATTAGAAACAGCACAAAACGAATTAATGAATGATGTAGTTGATTTCATCGACACATCACCTGAATGGTTAAGACCATCAGCAGATAAAAAAGATACACAAAAACTAAAATGGTATTCTAACGGATGTACTCTCGGTGCATTCTCTGCAACTGCAGGTCTTCGTGGTTATACTCCAACACTTATTTTCTGGGATGAAACAGCATGGACAGCTAACTCAGGTAAATTCTGGGAAGCAGCAGGGCCTTCATTACAAACAGGTGGTGGTGCAATATTTGTATCAACACCAGCAGGTCTAGATGAAGTATTCTACAAATACTTTGATGGTGCACGTAAAGGTAAAAATGATTTTAATGCAGTACAACTTTGGTGGTTTAATGATCCAAGATACATCAACAATAGAGAAACAGGTGAAAATGAATTAGAATGGATTAAAAATGCTGGTCGTGATGATGAAATCAGAATAAAAGATGAAGATTGGAGTGACGAAAAGCGTATCCAAATGATGGATGACGGATGGACTGCATGGAGTCCTTGGTATCAGGAACAAGTTCAAGCAGCTAATGGTGATATGCGTAAAGTAGCTCAAGAGCTTTTATGTTCATTCCTTGGATCAGGTGATAACTTTATTTCCGAACAATACATTAGACATATTGAAGAAAATACAGTATCAACACCAATACGTCAAGATTATATCGATAAAAACATGTGGATTTGGGAAGACCCAGAAGAATTAGAAGATTATTTAATGGGTATTGATGTATCATCTGGTCATGGTGATGATTATTCGACTATCAACATATTTAAAATCAATGAAATTACCGAGGAAAAAGTAATCTTTAAAAATGGTAAGAAAAAGAAACAAAAATTTACCATCCATAAAGCAGTCCAAGTAGCTGAATATTATGGTAAATTATCACCTCAAGAATTAGGTGAAGTTGCTTACACATTCGGTACTCAATATAATAATGCATATGCAGTAGTCGATGTTACTGGTGGATATGGCTCACAAACAGTTGTAAAGCTTTTTGAGCTTGGTTACGAAGTGAGTCGAGTACATCATTCAGAAATTACACATAAGCCAACCAGAGACAAGCTAAACGGCTACATCCAGCAATCAACTAAAAAACTACCTGATGGAACAGAGTCTAAAGTAGACTTAGTACCGGGTTTCTGGATAGGTGGTAACCGAGGTGTTGTACTTACGGAGATGGAACGTGTGATTAGAATGGAAGAAATCTTTATTAATTCAGTTCGATTATTAAATGAGTTAAAAACATTTGTAACTGTAACTGGATCACGTGTTGCCGATCACAAACGTAGTTTTCATGATGATTCTATCATGGGTATGGCTATTAGTATTTACGTAGCAAACTTTGAAAAAATGAAGTATAATGTTTCTCCATCTAAAACGAAGAAAATGTTAGATGCATTAGTCACATTTAATTCACAAGAAGGTCAGGAACGCAATAGAAATAATAATAAAATACAACAAGAAAGAGATAATCCATTCGGTCAACATTCATGGATGATGAAAGGATTAAAAAGATAAAAGTATTTATACAATATGAGGTTTTTGGCTAAACCAATAGTATTTATAAAAAACTATAAAATTTTATATAATGGCAGATAATAAAAAAACAATATTTCAAAGTTTAGAGTCAGTATTAGACCCATTTGGTGGCACAGGTGCACCAGACAAAAATCAACAGCGTATTATTATCAAAGGTAAAACACCTGAAGATGTAAAACGTAGGGCTTTAGAAATTGAGCAGCAGCAGGAACTTAATAGTAAGTTCACAAAACTTAATGATCATGGCTTTCAAAAGGCAATGCAATATGAAGCTGCACGTTTACCAGCTTATTTAGATTATGAAGGTATGGAATATTACCCATTAATCGCATCTGCATTAGATTTATTTATGGAAGAAGCTACTACTATCGACAAGGATGGTAAAATGCTTAAAATATATTCAGACAAAGAAAGAATTAAGCAACATTTAGAAGAATTCTTCTATGATATTATTAATGTAAATGTTAACCTACCATTTTGGACTCGTAACTTACCTATTGATGGTGACTCTATGATACCATTATTAGATGGAACTGAAATGTCAATAAAAGATATTTCTAAAAAATTAAAAAATAACTCACAAGAAGATATTTGGACATATAGTGTACAGACCGAAACTAATAATATTGTTGGAGGAAAGATTGTATGGTGTGACAAAACAAGGGAAAACACACAACTTGTAA